ATTATATTATGGGAGAAGTGAATGGAACATTTGTTGTGGGTGGAGAAGTATCGCCCAATTAAAGTTGAAGACTGTATTTTACCTGATGGCGTTAAACAAACCTTTCAGGAATATGTTAATCGTAAGGAGATTCCCAACTTACTTCTTTCAGGTTCTGCTGGTGTCGGTAAAACAACTGTAGCCAAAGCATTATGTGAAGAAGTAGGTTGTGATTATATCGTCATCAATGGGTCTATGAATGGGAATATCGACACACTCCGTACTGAGATACTCAATTTCGCCTCTTCGATATCCTTATCTGGAGGAAGGAAATATATCATTCTTGACGAAGCAGACTATATCAACGCGAATTCGACACAACCTGCCCTGCGCAATTTTATGGAAGAATTCTCTTCAAACTGCGGCTTTATCCTTACATGTAACTACAAGAACCGTATCATTGAACCCCTGCATTCAAGATGCTCTGTCATAGAATTTAAAATAACTAAGAAAGATATAGCAAAGCTCGCTACACAGTTCTTTAAAAGAGTATGTGGCATTCTTACTAACGAGAATATCGAGTTTGATCAAAAAGTAGTAGCTGAAGTAATCAATAAACACTTTCCAGATTGCAGAAGAATATTAAATGAGTTACAGAGATATTCTGCTATTGGAAAAATAGACACGGGTATTCTGACCAATCTGCAAGAAGTATCGATCAAGTCTTTAGTTTCTCTAATTAAAGATAAAAATTATACTGAGGTCCGTAAATGGGTATCTGAGAATCTAGATTCAAACGTCAATGAGTTATTTAGAAAGATATACGACACCTCTCTAGAAGACGTCAAACCACAGTTCATTCCAGCACTAGTTATGTTGATAGGTAAATATCAGTATCAGGCGGCGTTTGTGGCAGATCAAGAAATTAATCTAATGTCTTTTTTTGCTGAAGTCATGCTTGAGGGTATATATCAATGAACCCATTTGATATAATAAATGACCTGTCATATAATAAGAAAAACTTATTGGAAAATGAGGGTGATTATCTTCCATTTATAGCAAATAAGCATTTCTCATATTTCTCTGATACCATATTCTATTCAAATGAACTAAATATGAATAGTCATTTGGATAAACAGCTCCAGCACGACTACTATTTTAATATAATACGTAAGTGTAAAAGATATGCCAAATGGAATAAAAAGGATAAGTCTGCGGCTTTAGATGCTGTGCAGAGATACTATCAATATAGTGAGTCTAAGGCAAAAGAGGTATTAAAACTGTTAAACAAGAAACAAATACAATATATTATGCACATAATGTCATCAAATGATTAAAAAGATGATTATATAAATATCATTGATAATAATAATAAAAAGGGTGAAATAATGAATGATATTTTAGATTCTTTAGTTGAAGTAAAAATTGACGGAGAAGAGTCTTTTTTAAAGATCAAAGAAACTCTAACTAGAATTGGTGTGGCTTCTCGTAAAGAGAATAAATTATATCAATCCTGTCATATATTCCATAAACAAGGACATTATTATATCGTCCATTTTAAAGAGATGTTTATAATCGATGGAAAGCCGTCTAACTTCTCAGACGAAGATATAGGCCGCAGAAATAAGATCGCCGAACTTCTTCAAGACTGGGGACTACTAAAGATAGTAAACCCAGAAGTCATTAAAGATCCTATCGCTCCAATGAATCAAATCAAAGTATTAAACTACAAAGAAAAGAATGAGTGGACGCTAGAAGCAAAATATCAGATTGGACGCAAACGAACTATATAATGGAGATACTATATTATGTTTGGATTTACTGTGAAGAAAAAGATCAATACCCCAGCAGAGCAGAGACTAGAAGAGATTAAAGATATTCTTTTTCCTCCTTCTTCTGTCAGAGAAAAATATGATGAAGAAAATGATAAGTTTATTAAATATCAAATCGACTATAGTATAGATATGAATCTAGATGGTGCTATCATAGATATTCAGAATGGTCTTGCAGACAAAGTTGTATTGAATACACTTAACGATACTCTAGATAGACTCTATAAAGTGAGAGAACTTCTAGAAGCGCATGCTCAGATAGACAAAGATGCAGAGTATATCATCGTAGATACCAAAAGAGAAGAACCAGAAATAGAAGCCTCTGAAGTTTGATTTATTTTACTTTTTCCAGAAATATGTTATAATAAATCTATAGTCTGGAGATTGATATGTCTATGCACCTCTTAGGTCCTTGGTATACTACTACCAACTCAAAAAAACGTACTAAGAAATCTAAATCTTCGAAGTCTTTAGTCTCTAAGCATGATCAGTGGCTTCTTAAGAATGGTGTACATCCAGAACAAATCAAGTTAAAGAAAACAGTTGACAAAAACTGGAAATCAGTATATAATGATTCTATGAAGGTAGATCGTAGTGACTACGTTTCCGCAGGATTGTCAGGTAATGCTTCTTCTTGCGCTAAGCGTGGTGTTATGGTCAACCTTCATAAAGAAAAGCCTGAAGTCAGAGAGGCTATCTTAGAGAAAGCGTCACGCGTGATGCCACTCTATAATAAAGGTGGTTTACAACTATTATCACCTTCTGATGATCTAACTAAAATTGGTACCCTATCACGTAGGGGTTAAATATAAAATGGAGAAATTGATAATGACTAAGACTAATGCTCTTGTTAATGCACTCAAGAACGGTGAAGAACTTACATCTGCTCAGATCCGTGCGCGTTTTGGTATCGCTAATGTTACTGCAGCTATTCACTATATTCGTTCAAATCTTGGTTATGCAGTGTATTTGAATGAGCGTAAGAATTCAAAGGGTGAGACACTTACTAAATATCGTATTGGTACACCTTCACGCAAAGTAGTTGCTGCTGGTTATAAGGCTATCTCAGCAGGTTTCTGCTAATAGCTATTCCCCGATAGCTCAGCTGGTAGAGCAGAGCACTGTTAATGCTCGGGTCGGAGGTTCGAGTCCTTCTCGGGGAGCCATCAAGATTGATCGCTTAATAGATCCGTGTGGGTCATGGTTAACCCACAATTTATGGAGAGAAATATGAAAAATAAAGCTATTACACTACTAACAGTTCTTGGTATCTCACTTGCTGCAATCGCGCCGGCTAATGCTTGGTGGCGTGGTGGTTATGGTGGTTACTACGGTGGATATGGTTATGGCGGTTATGGCGCAGCTTTAGGTATTGGTGCTGGTGCTGCACTTCTTGGTGGTATTATCGGTGGAGCGATCGCTAACGGTGGTGGCTACTACGGCGGTGGTTATTACCCATATGGTGGTTACTATGGACGTCCTGTTTATGGCTACAGCTATGGTTATCCTTACGGCGGCTACTACGGGTGGTAAGATGAAGAAGTTATTCTTGACTCTTTTGTGTCTCGTTTCTATCGCTTCAGACGCAATGGCTAATGGAGACATAATGATCGATCCGGATATTGATCAGTATAACTACATAGATAACCGGCGCGTAGTAGAGCGAAAGACTATAGTCAAGAATAGAACCATTGTAAAAGAAGTACCAGTTCCAGTACCTGTTCCACAACCATACCCGGTGCCTGCTGTTCCAGCAGGAATATATCCAAGATATGTACCATCTTGTCGTATGCAGAAGGCTCAACCTATAGTAGATCCTGTATATGGGATTATAGTAGACTATCTATATGTGAGAGTTTGTTATTAATAATCAAGCTGTCGTAGCTCAGTTGGTAGAGCACCTGATTAGTAATCAGGATGTCGCGAGTTCGATTCTTGCCGGCAGCACCACTAAGGTATCTATATGAGTAAAGAAATTCTCAGAAGACAGGCAATATTTAGAGTTGTCATGTTCTTTCTTATAACTATAGTTATTGGATTTATCGCAGGGGATCTACACGTTTTCTCAAGCATGAATTAAAATGATTAATTCTCGTGATGAAAAATTTATGGCTTTTACCCGTAGAATGGCCATACAGAATAATAACTCGCAGCACAGAGCAAGACTAGCTGCGAGTTTAGTCATACGTAATGATATTGTTTCTATCGGTCAAAATTCTATTAAATCACACCCTCTTCAAAAGAAATTTGCTAAGAACATAGACGCCATCTTCAAGCACGCTGAGGTCGACTGTATCATCAACGCGCTGAGACACGTAGATGCAGATGAGTTGTCTAAAGCGACTCTATATATCTACAGGGTTAAGAAGTTTTCAAAAGATTCTATCGACTGGGTCGATGGATATTCAGAGCCATGTTCCGGATGTAAACAGGCTATAAGTCACTTTAAGATTAAAAAGGTAGTATTTTCTACAGACGAAGACAGAAGCTTTGTCTATATAAATAGCATATC